GTTTTTCTTTCCGAAGGCAGAGAACTCCCATCCCAATTAAGGGATCAAGCTAAGCGGTTCCGTGACGAATGGAGCTCGCTTAGTAGGAGGGCTGGCCTTCCCGGCTTAGCCGAAAAGGGAAGAGATAACATTCCTTGGCGTCAGCAACCTAAAGCGGTTTCTGATGAGTATCTGTCCCAGCAATTTGGCTGGGCGCCGTTCTTGCGTGATTTGGATAAGTTTTACAAGGCTTATCTCAACACTGATGAGTACATGAGACGTATGTCTGATGGGAACGATCAGTGGAAGCATGTTCGGCGGGTCCTTCTTGATGATTTTCAGGAAACTAAAATCTATTCGGGCGATTACACGTGGGCTTTAAAGCCCTACGGGTATCCGTTTCCGGATGGATTCTTGCGACCAGGTCAACGTGTCACATTTACACTTACTGAAGAGAAATCTCAGATAGTGTCATGTTCTGGCATGTTTAAATGGTACAAGCCTGAATTCGATGCGACTAACCATGGGTCATTTGGTTATGACTCATTAATGTCCCGTATTTCTCGTCAAATGACGATGTACGGTGTACGGGTTAATCCAGCGAACATCTGGAGAGCAACACCTTGGTCATGGCTCATCGACTGGCAACTCAATATTGGTCGGAATTTAGACCGGCTTACTGAGTATGTAGAAGATGGAGTCGTGTGCAAATATCTGTACCTTATGCATCACACTGTCAAGCGACAAGTATTAAAGATTTACTTGCCCGTGAAACAGGGTGATGTTTCTCTCCAATTCGTCAACTATGTTGACGTAAAGTTGAGAAGGGAAGCAGATAGTCCATTTGGGTTTGGCTCGCCGTGGGAATCATTATCCCCATGGCGTCTTTCCATCCTAGCTGCCTTAGGCATTTCCAAGCCCACCCGGGTTGGATTCCACTAGGATAGTCGGTCACGGTATTCAATCTTTTGATAGCAGGGGTGCTACCATCAGAGGCCGTGATTTAACCACCCATAAAACTTAGGAGGTCAACCATGGCTTTTTCCGATCCCCAAACTGTGACTGTCAATGCAGTCGCTCAATCGATGGCTCGAGTAATAACAAATGGATCTCAATCCATTTACTCGAAGGCTGATGGTGCATATAAAATGACCATCAGTCATACGACATCCAAAGACCGAGTTCGGTCTATGGTGCGTGTCGATCAGCGAGCCATTGTTCCAGATCCATTGACTGCTGTCAATGATTATGAGAACCTTGGCGTGTACTTAGTTATCGATCGACCCGAAGTTGGGTTCGATGCGACGACCGTATACAATCTGATAGCCGGATTAAAAACCTGGCTAGACAGTACGGCATCCGGAAAGATTTTTGGAAAGGAGACTTAAATGTTTCCCACTTCCAATCCTTTTCGGGGCTACAGCATCTTGCACATTATCTTAGGAGTGATCCTAGGATTTTTGTTCTCGTTGCTTGTAGTCTTCCGGTTCACAGGTTGACTGACCCCCTTATGGGGCATCAGATAGGGAAAAGTACGTGGCTTGAAACCGACCTTCCGATTGGAGGGCAGTTTGAAAAGCAACGTAAGTGACCATATTAAGTTGTTGCACGCTGTCTATATAGACGCCTGCAACAAGTGCATCGCTGATGTCTCTGATTTACGTGACCTTGAAACTATAAGATCACGTGTTGAAGGAGAAGGTATTTCGTTTTTAACGATAACCTTACCCAATTTTTGTCGAGACTTCGAAAGAAGCCTCGCAAATGGGTATATTGACTCAACACTGTTTTCTGGTTTCAGAAAATGTGGATCAATCCCTGCATTCTTGCAAGGTATGATCAGTCAACTCTTCAACAGAGAGACAGGGAGGATATACGATGAAAAACCTGAAGAAGCATCTACCATTGTTGAAAGCGTTAGGCAGCTTTGCCTCGCATTCAAGAAGGTCGAGATTGCTTGTACCCCGAAAAGGGTCCAAGCGGCGATTTCAAGTTTCTCCGATACGGAGCAAGCCTTTGAAGCGTTCTCAATTCCAGAAGCAGATCACGCGGAATTCCTGCGTGTATCTGCTGTGTTGTGGGACACTTGCATTTCTTCGATTTCGATCGAACAGTGCAAGCCTCGACACGGGCCTGGAGCTACTGCTGAGGGAATTTCTGGTAACCAGAAATATTCTTGGCAGCGTTGGCATGAACGTCTTGAGCCTTATTTCCCTATAATCGAAAATGGGTTCCCTCTGGGAATTCCATTCGATGAAAAGGAGCTCAATATAGTAACGTTCGTAGCCGAGGCAGACGAACAGCCCGTAAGGGTTGTTTGTGTGCCGAAAACGTTAAAGGGTCCCCGCATTATCGCAATTGAGCCTTGTTGTATGCAATACACGCAACAAGGGATTCGTGATGTTCTTTATGAACGGATCGAGTCCTATCGTGTTACTGCTGGCCACGTAAATTTCCGTGATCAGTCAATTAACCAAAAGCTCGCGTTAATGGCTTCTACCTCGGGTCAATTAGCAACGATTGATCTCTCTGATGCTAGTGATCGCGTTCCGCGGTCACTGGCACTTGAGATGTTTCGGTCTAACCCCGATCTAATGGGTGCGATCGACGCATGTAGGTCGACTAGAGCTGAACTTCCAGATGGGACCATTATTGGACCTCTACAGAAGTTTGCCTCTATGGGCAGTGCTCTTTGCTTTCCCGTTGAGGCCATGTACTTTTACACTATATGTGTAATGGCCTTAATTAGGGCGTGCAATCTCCCTGTAACACATGAGAATTGCTTTAAGCTTTCTCGTGATGTTTACGTGTATGGTGACGACATAGTCGTTCCCACCGCGTATGCGATGATTGTTCTCGATTACCTGCGAAAGTACAATTGCAAGGTAAACGTCAATAAGACTTTCTACAGTGGAAACTTTAGAGAGTCGTGTGGCGTAGACGCTTATTGTGGGTATGAGGTAACACCTACATACCTTACACAAGAGTGTCCTGAGAACAAACAGCAAGCTTCCAGACTTATTTCTTGGGTGTCCGCCGCCAATTCTTTTTATAAGAAAGGTTATTGGCGGACTGCCTCTTTCATCTTTAAAAAAGTTGAAAGAATTTTAGGGCCTTTGCCCTATGTATCTGAAGAGTCTGGCGGCCTTGGCCGTATCTCGTTCCTGGGTTATTTGAGCGTCGGTCGTTGGCAAACTGCCAAGGATCCTCGCAAACCTAACTACCAGCGCTTTGAAATAAGGTGCTGGGTTCCAGAGCCAGTTTATCGTACTGATAAATTGGAAGGATACGGTGCTCTAACTAAGAGTTTCCTAAAGCTGGACGACTTGAAAAACCGTCCTGTCTCTAGGGATGCTCTTCATTTAGAGCGTTCTGCACTGCACGGCGCAGTTGCACTAAAACGCCGTTGGTTGCCCG